TTTATAGGGGAGTGGGATGATTGAGTTCTTGAGATCTCCACCCGGTACATCGATATCTCGAAATTCCCCAGGATTAAGAGGCTCATCATCATTACGAATGCGAACACCACGAGCCTTAAAACCCGCTGGAAGATTCGATAACGTACCAGCATCAATCAACTGCCTTAAAATTGAAGTTGCTGCACGGGATAAACCCCCGATGGTGTGTAACAGTCCAAAACCATAGAAACCAAATCCTGGTAAAAATTTGAAATGCGTAAAGTATTGTCTTTTTCTTTTTAATGGGTCTTGTTCTCTAAAGTTTCTAGAAATTGATAACACTTTTCCAGAACTCTGATCAATGGTAACAATATAAGGAAGCATAATCCCCGAAGGATTCCCCTCCACATCCATATCTTCAAAACCTTCCAAATCCAAGTCAATGTGGCATTCCAATAAAGTATAAACATCATCGGAATAGTTTGGACGTAGTCCCAACAGATCGTCAGCACGCTCTTGGATAGTTCCTTGCTCTTCGTCATAATCTGAGCTAGATAATTCAACATCTTGATACACTCCTGCTACTTGTAGTTTGCGAATATCATTGTACGACATTCTAACCACATGTGTCACCCTCTCTGCCGTTCTTAAATCAGAAGCCGAGTATGGAACAACCATATCTTCGGCAGGTACAAACTTAGAAACTGCCCTTTGTTTAGTCTCGTCAAAATATACTTTCTTAAAGGTAGAACCAGTTAAGGGCAGATAAAATAACATCTGATCAGTGTCGGGATCGTACTCCTCCATGATCTCTGTAATCTGATAATTCATAAAATCTTCCACACGTTGGGCTTGTGCTTCAGTTTCTTGTGTAGGTGTTCCTAGCACTTGGGTTTTTACAGGCCCACCACTTGGTAACATCTCTTTATATGATTGTGCTTGAAACTGCGTAACAGCTTCTGATAGTAATGGATGAGTTACACCACTGGCTCCTAAGAAAGGCTCACTTCTATCTTCGTAATTAATACCAAGCAGTCCTAATCCTTTTGCAATTGCCTCTTCCCAATCTTCCCTAGATTCAAGATCCTCACGGAACTTTGCTTGTAAATCTGATGATAGTTCTCCCAGAATTGACTCATCAAGAACCTCTGCAAGATTGGCATCATGACTATATTCTTCTGTTTCAACTTCAACTGCCTCTTCATCTGCTAGTTCAATACCTTCTGGTAGCTCATCTATTGTTTCTGGCACTTCAATTTCAAGACTATCTTCTTCGGGCATCATTTGACCCCCCGCTCCCATAGATGATTCTACCATCCCTGCTATTTGTCTAGGTTCTATCGCCATTAACTTGCCTTTCTAAATTTCTCAAATAATCCACCCTTATTCATTCTAGGTATAGCTTCTTTTTTCTTACCTAGCAACGGTCTTAAATCTAAAATCCTCATAGGTTCGTTACCAACGGTTGTCGAAATAGAGGCTCTATTTGATGCGTTTATAGTTTTGTTTGTAAGTATAGCACCTTTTTTCACATATTCAGCTAAAACTTGATCTAAAGATGAACCAAACACTCCAGCAAAAGCTCCATCTTTAGATGTGTTTCTTGCTCGTGCATAGTCATTTCTTGAAGGAAAAGCAATAAATTCTTTACCATCTTCTAAAGCTTGCTGTATGTTACTTCTTGTTAAAAACTGTCCTGCCTTTTTCATATTAGGAAAAGGTGCGTTTTTAAACAAAGGTTTATATTCCAACTTGCGATCAAATACTTGTTTTTCATGTTTCATTGCTCTCATAAAAACATCATCTAAAGTCTTATCAAGAACACCATTTTTTCGAAGCTTTGGTCTTAAAGTTTGAGATATTTTTATAAACTTGTCATTGTTGTAATTATCTTCTATTTTAATATCTGCTTGTTTGCGACTCGCTTCAAGTAAGTCACTCTTTTCGTAAAGGTGACTTAGCTCGTTTTCATGATTAGCCCCACCTAATCGTGCTTCTAAAATATCTAAGCCATCTAAAGAATTAAGGCTTGAATCAAAATCTTCTTCCTTTAACTTATATTGTCCTGTTCCAGCCTGTATAACAGATCTTCCTTCTTCTGATTTAAATCTTTCCTTCGTTGGAATTTTAACTACATTAGGTTTTGTTATTGCTTCTGCTAAATCGTTTATAGCTTGTTCTTTGTGCTTTATTGGGTTTCTTTCAAGTTGTACAGAAAAAGCAGGTATGACTCCTCGATCCTTTATTGATTCTGTTATTTTAATTTCTGCTTGTTTTTTTACATTAATACCAGAATTAGTTAAGGCTTCACTAAATATGTTTTCTAAATCTATTCTTGCTTTTTTCATTAATTCTGTATCACCAGTTCTACCTGCTACAGAAATTATTTCTTTTATATTAGTAATAGTTTCTTTATCAATCTGTTCATAAAACGCTTTACTGCTTCTAATAATTTCAGAAAGATCCGTTGTTAGTCTTTGAGTCTCGTAATAGTTACTTGCTTCTGATTTCATTACATTATCGACAATATTTTTATTATCTTTTCTGGTTGTTTCACCTTTTAATTCTTTTTTAACTGTTTGAAAAAAACCAAGATCCATCGATGCTGTCTTTTTCTCATAGTCAACAATATTATTTATTTTATCATCTAGTTGATTGCGGGCTAATTTAATTTTAAAATTCTCATTAACGCCAAGTTTTTTTGCATCAACAAACATTTCAAAAAAAGGATCAATTGCTAAATCTCCTCTTGAATCATATATACTAAAAGGAGAAACTAGTATATCTGATTTGCTTTTAGATTTCTTTTTTAAAGCATACGAAGCAGTCTCTCCTCGTAAAGCAATCGAAGTGACAGCATCGGACTTATCTTGAATAGTACCAATTTTTTTATTAAGAATTTGACTTTGTTCGTATGCTAACTTTGATTCAGCTTCTAAAGCACTCCTCTCGCTTCTAAAATTAATTAGACTGCCAGAGTTGGAACTTTTATCTATTTTAGCTATCTCGTCTAAATGAACACGATCTGCGTTTGTTAGAATATTTAAATACTTTGGGTTTCTTCTTGCATCGTAAGAACCACCATCGAGGTTGGAAATACCACGGTTCTCTTCTTTTTGCATTTTTTCTAGTTTTATTTTTTCAGTTACAATTTCATGGAATAACTCTTGTTTTCTATCCAAGTCTTTTTTAAACTGACCACTATCTCGATATAGATTTTGCTCTTTTTCAAAAAGTTCTAGGGCTTCAATAGTCATTTTTTCGTTACGAAGCTCAAACTGTTTTATTTTTTCAGCAAAACTCCCGATTGAGTTATTTGTGAAGTTATCATAGTCTTCATTCATTGTTTTTATTTTATCTTCTTGTTTTTGAACTCTAATAGGTAAAGACTCTAGACTTGCATTTCTATCTTTGTTGCCCGCTAAATTCATTTGTTGTTCTTGAACAATAAAACCGTTTGTTAATCCTCCATTTAATGCTGGATCAAGCGTAACTTCAGCAAGCCTTGTGTGAGCAAAATAGCCAGGATTTAATTTTGATTCCCCATAATCATGATAGCCAGCATTACTATACCTTTCCATAGCACTCGATAAGCCCTTTATTTTTTCCGACATAAAAGTGTTATCAATAAATTTATTTTTCGGTAAAACTTCCGTAGGATCATTAAAGTGAATATTTTTATAATCCGTTGCAACAAGTTCTATATTTTTTTGCAGCTGTTGGTCATAATTGCGTATACCTTTTTGATAATCGGCTAATATGCCAGATTCATCCTTCCTTTTAGGACTTTCCGCTTGCATTCTATCTAATTCATTTCTTGAATAAACTCTTTTATTTATATTAGGCTTATACGCTCTAGCCACTTGCAACATTTTTTCTGGCGTTACATTTTCATTTAAATTACGATTTAGATAGGCTACCAATCCAGATTCTTGGGCTTCTAAAAAAGTTGGTCTTCTTTTTAATATCTCTAACGCTTGCTTACCCGTAACCCCAGATTCAGGTATAGACACTGCACCTTGTTTGTTTACGTTTTCTAAATCCTGTATCAAACGAGAATAAACACTTTTGTCCGTGGACAATGCACTTCCGAATGTAACTTCGCTTTCTGGGTCTAATGATTTTTTGTTTATATTAATAGCCGTTGATTTTGGTTTCATACCTCCTGCACCAGAAGCCTCGGACATTAATACTTCAGCATTGGTTCGTGGAACGTCTTTCAATTTTGACCCTGCTGAAATAGGAGATCCATCAGCCATAGCCATTTTCATACCCGTTACAGGGTCAATGTTATCACCAAGGTTAAGGTATTTAAATAGCTCAAACGGAGAACCTTTTCTAGCTATCGTGTCGGCAGTTTGTAAAGTCTTCACGATTCCCGAAGCGGGGATTGGGGTTGCACTCGAAAGAATTCTAGTGGCAGATTCGGCAAAGCCACCCTTTGGTTTTATGTTGGATAGTTGTTGAAAAAACTTAGAACCTAGTCCTTCAGATAAAATTTTACTAGGCTTTTCTGCTCCAAGGGTTAAAGCGTCAATACTTTGTCCAGCGGCTATAGGGAAATATTTAGCAGCCAGAGACAAAATATCTCCTGGTGCTCCAGGAAGATCGGCAAGAAACCCTAGCTTTACCCCATTTAATATATCGGCTTTTGCATGAGCCCGAAGTGCCTGCTTTTCTTCTGGAGGCATAGGAGTTGGACGAAGTCTATCTTGACGTTCCATTAAGTAATCCTTGTTGTTTTCTTTTTCTCTGGAAGCATTCTATCTGAAAAACGATTAGTAACGGTATAACCTCCCGCTAACTTAAATAAATTAGCAGAAGCTTTATTTCTGTTTTTGG